GCGTCCCGGCTCCCCACCGTCACCGACCCCGGCCCCGCGATCTTCAGCGCCGTCCCCGTGCCCGCCACCGTCCAGCTCGTGAACACCACCGAGAATTCCATCGGCGCATACGCCACCAGCGACGGATGGACCGTGCCCGAGTCGTATGTCAGCCACGGTGCCAGCGTCAGCCAGATCAGCCGGCAGCTCGCCAGGCCCAGCGCCGAAAAGTCCAGATGGAAGTGCATCGTCGTCGGGTCCGCGCCGCCCGTCAGTTTCCCCGTCTGCCCGCTGGCCGTCGACGAGCTCCCCGTGGGATATAGCAGCGTGGTTCCCGCCGTCTTATACATCGACAGCAGCGCGATCCCGTTGCCGTCCCTGCCCGCCTGCGTGCAAGTCACCGTCACCGTCGCTCCGGAGCTCGTCGCCGCGATCGGCACGGTCGAGGACGTCAGCGTATTCACCAGCGCCGCCAGGTTCGCGCCCACCGTCGCCAGGCTCTGCCCCGTGGTAATCGTCGAGAGGTCGGCCAGCACGTTGCCCAGGTAGACCAGTTGCACGCGGTCGTAGGTCGCCGGCGTCCCCGCGACCGTGAAGCTGCAGCTCGCCGCCACCGCGCCCGCCGTCGACGTCGGCGCCGGCAGCGCCACTGTCCCCGGCACTTCCGCCGACGTGATGTAACTCAACGCGTTCCACGGCACGCTCGGGTACTTCGTCGACGTCGGCGGCATGCACCCCGTGATCGCCACGTCGAAATCCAGCGTCACCCCCGCCAGGCTGAAATCCGGCAGGTACCGCGAGGTGAATAAGTGCCCGTACAAGTCGTCCGCGTTAAACAGGTAGAGCACCGCGAAGTCCGCCTGGTCTGACCAGCAGCCCGACACCGTGAAGCCATTCGCCGTGGCGTTGTGGATGCTGGCCACCGCCCCGCGCCGGTCGAACCCATTCAGGCTGATGGCGTACCGCGGATCGAGCTTATTCATCCCGCTCATTGCACGGTCACCGTCAGATCGCTACCCGGAAACGTCGTCCCCACCGACGTAATGTCCACTTCCCAGAAAGCTCCCGCCGGCACGGCCACCGTGGTGGTCTGCGTATTCGACAGCAACCCCGGCCCCACCGTGAACGTGGCCACCAGCGTCGGCGACCCCGCCACCGTGTAGTAACTCAGAGCCACCACCAGGTTGGCGCCCACCGGAGCCAGCTTCACGTCCACCCGCAATGTCGACGGGGTCACATCGTCGACGACGTAGGTCTTCGGCGCCTGGTCGCTGGCGATCGCCAGTGTCCCCTTCACCGACAGCGAGTAAGTCTCCGCCGCGGGCGTGCTCGCGCCGCTCGCGTTCAGCAGATCGTTGAAGAACCCGATCCACGGCGCGCTCAAAGGTTGCGCGCTTCCCGCCTGGAAGAAAGGCGAATTAGTCGGCAGTACGCTATTGCTGCCCACCTATCCCGTCCCTTCCGTCCACTCCACATATGCCGCCGTGATGCCGATCGCCGCCGCCGAGCTCGCCGCGCCGATCGAGCTCCGCTTCGTGAAGCTCAAGCACCGGTCGTCGGAGTAACTCAGCGTCAGGTTCCCGTTGCCGTCGTCGTCCGTCTGGTAAATGCGATCGCGGCTCGCCCCGCACCGCAGCCACCGCACCCGCGGAGGCGTGTTATCCACGTCGGCGCCCGTGGCATCGCAGTCCAGCTCAAACAGCCCGTAGAACCGCTTCTTGTTTGCGTTCGACAGATGGGGAGCCCGCCGGCGCCGGTGAATCGGCGTACCATGATCGGTCAGCGCCGTGGACTGCATCACGTAGATGTTGCCGCTCTGCCAGTCCCCCACGTAATGCACTTCGTCGATCGTGCCGATCCCCGTGCATGCGTGGAACGCTCCCGACTGCCGGTTCCACACCGCCGCGAATACCGTGATCCCGGGCCCCGTCAACGGCAGCGTGAACGTCGCCGTGAAGGTGCTGCCGCCCACCGCTGTGGGCACCACCGTCTGGCTGTTTGAGCCGTTTGCGTTCGAGATCGTCAGCGCCACTCCCAGCGAAATTCCCGTCATCGACGCCGGCGTCACCACCTGCGACCCCGTGGCCACGTTCGCCGCGATCGTCGTCGACACGCCCGCCCACAGTCCGCGCTGGTGCCATTCGCCGAGCGTTACGTCATAGACCCACGTGGCGTTGCCGGTCGGGAAGGAAATCACCCAGAATTCGTGGCCGTCCTGGATCAGTCCATACGCTACCGCGTCCTCAATCGTCGCGTACGCCGCCCACGCCTTCTCGATCGCCGCCGTGGAGACGCGCGCCGGCACGTATCCCACCGCCAGGAACGCCACCCGCTCCCCGCGCCGCACGTCGCCGCCGATCCACGCTACCCCCGTCGACAGCCTCACCAGCGACCACGGCGCGCCGGTTCCGTAATGCATGATGTACGAGGGGTTCCGCTGAAACGGGTTGGTCCCGCTCCCCGTGTCGGCCCAGACTTCCGTCGATTCCAGGTTTCCTTGCAGGTACAACTGTTCGTGGTCGGCGATGATCGCCGCCACGTCGTCGGGATATGCTTCCTTCGAAAAGAAGTTCAGCGGGTCCCAGCTCGTCCCATCGTTGATGGCCGAGTAGTAGACCGTCTTCGACGTCGGCTGCACCGCGAAGAACGTCCCATCCAGAAACGCCCCTTGAATCGCCTCCACGTACTCGCCCAGCCACTCGATGCCGGTTCCTTCCGTCGAACCCGCCGTGCCCCACGACGTGGTTCCGGTGGCCATCCCGTTGCTGTCCACCGCGGTGATCACGTTGTTCTGGATTGTGAACCCCGTGCCCCCCGTGATCTCCACCGTTTTGCCGACGTCGGTCGAGTCGAAGATGCCGCCCGTATCTCCCGTCAGTCTCCCGGTGGCCAGGTCGATCACCAGGTCGTATAGCTGCTGGGAAAACTGGCACTGCTGCACCCCGCTTCCCGTGTCCACATACGCGTTTCCCGCCGAGACCACAAAGAGCTGATTCCCGTTCGGAATCATCTGCACCGGGTTACTGTCGTTGCCGATCGAGCCGTGATCCGTGAAGGACGCCGGCCCCAGCACTTCGTACAGACGCGACCCTTCCGCCGCAAACAACCGGTTATCCCCGGCCCACAGCCCGCGGCAGGGCGACAGTGGCGCCGTCCCGTACAGAGTGGTGCCTGGAGTCGGCGTGAGCACCATCCGCGCCTTCTCCGTCCCACCCGGGTTGGAGCCTTTCGGCATGGCGCCCTCCACCAGGTCGGGGTAATAGTTCACGCACAGCTGCGAGGCTGCGTTGAGCGACGGAAACGAATAGAACCCCTGGGTGAAAGCGTCGAATCGCATGGTCTACACTCTGCGCTAGTAACCCCGCGACCGGTAGCTGAAGCACGCCCCATGCCCCCCGCTGCCCGGCATCCCCGTATCGCGCGTCTCCAGCCTCAACGCGCGCGAGTTCAACCCCGCGACCCCGGCCCGCGCATCCCTCGCCATCCGCGTCACAATCGCCGGCACGGGCGCGTTCCACTGCGGCCCCACCAGCTCCGCCAGCGTATACAGGAAGGCCGAGTAATAGCCCGGCGGCACGACGATCGGTGTGGCCAGCGAGCCGAATGCCGCGATCTGCTGCCACGTGAACAACTGCAGGATGTACGGCGCCGTCGGCTGCCCCCAGAAATAGAGGTTCGCGTTGGGGTTCGCATAGTCGCAGTACATCCGCGTCGGCAGTGTCACCGGCAGTTGCTCCAGCCGGATCGCCGCCCACTCGTCAACGTCCAGAATGTCGAGCGGCACAAACACCCCGGGCGTCGTATCGTTCAGGATGATGTTGGCGCGCTCGATGCGTGTCGGCCGCACCGAGCCCGGCCAGTCGGTGGACCCGGGCCCGAGCTGGTACACCGCCGGATTGTTTCCGTCCGGGGGCGCCTTGTCGCTGAAGGTGTACTCGTCCATCCGCGTCGTATAGACGAAGGCCTTCCGCGTGGTGAAGAAGTCCACCAGGTTGTTCAGCACGATCAGCCCGTCCGTCAACTCGCTCGGACACAACCCGCCTCCGGAGCGCAGCTTGCCAATGGCCTTGGCCGCCTGGTTGAGCATGTCCGCCGGCGTCACTGTTTCGGCCCCTGTTGCGTCGGTTGCGCGGGCTGCGGCGCCGGCGTCCCCAGGATCTCGGCGGTCAGCGTCGCGATATCCTCCATGGCCTGCACCGCCAACTGCGGCAGACCGTCCGGAATCGGCCGCTGGAACGGGATGCACAGCTCCAGCCCGAGCGCGATCACGAGAGCCCTCTCAAACCCCGGCGGCAAGCTCACCGTATCCGTCAGATTCACAAAATCGGTGATGGCCTCGTACGTCCAAAGGGAGCAACTACCGGCCGCCGGCATCGGCGTCACGTAGATGTTCCCCGTGGGATAGCCGCCGTCGTACAGCAGTTCCCGCACGAACAGCCCCGTCCGCGTCTTGTCCCGGATCTGCACCCACTCTTCGGCCGTAACGATCACGGCCGGTGTCTCCACTCCATCGGCCGCGATCGTCGACGCCGCCTTCACCTTGATCGGCCTGGTCGTTGCGTTCCACGTCATCGCCGGGCCATAGGTGTACGACGCGGCGCCGCTCAGCGTGTAGTTGGCGTGCTTGACGCCGATGGGCGAGAGTTTTCTCGCGCTCCATCCGTCCAGCGCCCGGTTGCAGATGCGCAACGCAAAAGTCTGATCGTCGCTGGAAACCGTCTCGCCCGGTCCATAGGCGCCGATGTACATCAGCGCGTCGTCGAGAATATCCGAAACCAGGGACATGGGTTACGCTCCCCGCTGCGGTTGCATCGGCATGTACTGCTGAGGCACCGGCGGCGCGTAAGGCGGTTCGAACGGATCGCCCAGGGTCTGCCGGTACAGCTTCGCCAGGCCAGCCCTGGTCGATTGCGCCAGCGCCACGGTTTCCTGGGTCAGCTTCGCGCCCGCAAAGGCCGGCGCCAGAACCACCGCCAAATTCGTTTTCAGAAACTCCAGGTACCCGGGCGTCAAACTCACCGTGTCGCCCATCGTCGCGAAGTTCGCCAGCGGCTTGATCGACCACAGCTCGAGCGACCCGCTCACCGGCGCCGGATTTAGGTACAGATTGCACGCCGGCGACGCATAGTCGCACGTGAGAAATTCCGCAAACACGCCCGCGGCCGTCCGGTCCACCACCACCTGCGTGTACTTCTCCGCCGGCACAACCGCCACCCCCTGGCTCGCGCTGTTCGCCGCGATCACGGTAGCCGCGCGAATCCGCGTCGGCCGCACCGTCGCAAACGTGCCGGCCGGCCCCATGGTGTAAGTCGCCGGGCCCGTGAGCGTGAAGGTCTCATGGGTGATCTGGTAGACCATGTCCTCTTCGGCGCTCGCCGCATCCAGCAGCGCGTTGATGGCGTCCAGGGCGTCGGAGTACTCGCCTGTCGCCATCGAGCGGCCGGCCCGCAGAATGCCCATCAGCTTGAATGCCGGATCGACGATGCCTTCTTGTAGCGTCATGCTCTATGCTCCTCGGGGTTGCGTTGCCTGCACGGGCTGCGGCGGCTGAGGTGTGTGATCCGGATCGCCCAGCGTTTCCTTGGCCAGATCCGCCAGCGCCGCCATGGTCGATTGCGCCAGCGCCACGGTTTCCTGGGTCAGCTTCGCGTCCCCGAATGCCGGGGCCAGGTTCACCGCCAAATTCGTTTTCAGAAGCTCCAGGTACCCGGGCGTCAAACTCACCGTGTCGCCCATCGTCGCGAAGTTCGCCAGCGGCTTGATCGACCACAGCTCGAGCGACCCGCTCACCGGCGCCGGATTTAGCCGGATCGTCGCCAGCGGTGACGCGTAATCGCACATTGCCACTTGCGCAAACAATCCCGTCGCCGAGCGGTCGAACACCTGCGCGAATTCCTCCGCCGACACGATCTTCACCGGCCGCGACGCGTTATTGGTGGCCAGCACCGTCGCCGCGCGAATCCGTGTCGGCCGCACCGTGTTGAACGTTCCGGAGGGGCCTATCGTATAGGACGACGGGCTCGTCAACGTGAACGTCTCATCCACGATCTGGTAGACCAGGCCCCGCACGCTCGTCGAATCCAGCAGCGCATTGACCGCGTCCAGCGCGTCGGAATATTCCCAGGTCGCCATCGAGCGGCCCGCGGCGATCAGCCCCAACAGCTTGAACGCCGGATCGACAATCCCCTGTTGTAGCGTCATGGCTCTATTTCTTTTTCTTGACCGCTTCGATCGCGCTCACCCGCGCTTCGAGAGCCTCGACACGTTCGGCCAGCGATTTCGGTCCTACTTCCGGCCCAGCCTCGATCGGCTTCTCCTGCCACCCGTTGCCCAAGTGGAGCTCATGCTCGTCCAGGTCCTCGACCACCCGCTCCCCCTTGGTCCGGTGATAAATCATGCGCGGGAACTTCAAAACTTCTGTCTCGCCTGCCATTGCAAAATCCTTTTCACGGGGCGCCCGAGGACGCCCCGCCGTTTGCTGTCAACTGTCGACTGTGAACTTGCGACTCCCCTATTGCTTCTCGACCGACGCCGAGACGTTG